TCTACCCCGGCCGGCGCCCGGAGGCTTCCGCGTACCTCGACCGTGTGACCTTCGGCAGAGCTGAGGAGCATTCCGAGGACGACCGGCTCAAGATCTGCTGCTGTGCGCTCTGCGATATACTCACAGCTACAGCAGACACCGGCGGCATGGTCAAGCAGTCCGAGAGCGTGGGGAGCTGGTCGTATTCGCTTGCGAGCGGCTCAGCGGCAACAGTCGAAGAGCTGATGTACAAGCGGTGTCTGATGTGGCTTCCGGCAGAATGGATGTATAGAGGGGTGGCTAGAGAATGAGGTTCACGGAAACCATCACGGTCTACAATAAGATCCCGCAGCAGGGGCGCGAACCGGAGCAGCTCCGCCGCACGGTAGTCCATGGAGTATTCTGGGACTACACGACCGGGGCGGCGTTCGGCAAGTCCGGAAAGGACGACAGCGACAGCATTACGGTTATGATTCCGGATATGCCTGCTCTTGTGCCGGCTGCGGAATGGTTCCGTGACGGCTGTCCCGAAGATAAGTTCAAGCTTTCCCCCGGCGACATAATCGCCCGGGGCGAATGTGGAGATATCTCAAGCGCAGCGGAACTTGAACGGCAGCACACCGAAAAATTGATAATCACAGCGGTTCGTGACTGCCGGTTCGGTTCCGCAAGTTTGAGACATTGGGAAGCTTCCGGAAAGTAGGTGATTCGATGAAAATTACTACCGAACGAGGGGTATTGTTCACTACCGCCAGTGGCAAGTCTATTCTTCGCTGGAATGGTGGTAAGCCACCCACCGAGGAGGGTTTTAACCAACTCCAGATTTTCATTGACAACACAGTTGTCCGGCATATGGATCCATACGTCACTATGCGTACCGGAATGCTGAAGAAATCCGTTATCCTCGGTTCCCGAATGGGCAGCGGCGAGCTGGTGTTTATCGCGCCGTATGCTCATAAGCAGTACTACCGCAACGGAAAGCTCAAGGGAAAGCGCGGTTCGCGGTGGTTCCACCGTATGTGGGCGGCGCTTAAGGACACCATCGTCCGTGAAGTCAAAAATTACGCAAGGAGGCTGATGCCGTGAAATCAGTTATGGACAGCGTTTGCGAATACCTTTCCGGGTGTCCGCTGCTCGACCCGAAACTTCCGGTCTACCTTGATTATGTGGACGATAACGACTGCTACTGTGTGGCTACGGTTCCAAATGCGCCTTATCGCAAGGACATTCTCGGCAACCGTATCTACACAGTGACGTTCCAGTTTGCGTACAGGACGGCGATAAGCAGCGACGTGGAGCGCGGAAAGAATGTTGAATTTCTGGAGCGGTTCTGCCGCTGGATAGATGAGCAGAACGCCAACCGCAATTTCCCTGCTCTGGCAGAGAATCAGACCGGGCAGAGTCTCAAGGTAATAGAAACCGGCTGTCTTGACGAGACCGCCGAGGACAGGGTAACAGGCGTTTATTTAACGCAGTTACAGTTTATTTATAAGGAGAGATGTTAACATGGCAATCACAGGAACAGGCGCAGTAGAGCGCGAACAGAGCATACTTTTTATCCAGATCAACGGAATCTGGTACCCCATCGGCGAGGACAACGAGAGTATGGAGCGTACCCGCAACAATACGGTCACACAGACCAAGAACGTCCTCGGCAAGACCAAGACAAAGGTTACAAAGGGCAATCAGGTGACATCGGTTTCACCGTTCCTCGTTGCAAGGGACTCCGCGCTCGGCAAGGAACTGTATGAGATAGACCGCCTGAACAAGCAGCTTGACGAGGTCAAGTTCCGCTTTATGGAGGTCTCTATTTTCGACGAAAAGGGCGACGGAAAGTATGCGGCGTGGACGCAGGAAGCAAAGATCGACCTCAAGAGCTGGGGCGGCGCTGCTGCCGATGGTCTGACCGCTCCGTTCGATATCGTCTGGGAGGGCGACCGCACATACGGTATATACGACCGCGCCGCGAACACCTTTACCAGCGACGGCGGTATCGAGGAGCTGACGGTCGTTTCCACTGCGGGCGGCTCCGCGACAAGCACGGTGCTGCTGGTGTCCCCGCAGCTCAGTACTGGTAATCATTATGTGTATAAGGGCGGCGCGTCCGCTCAGACCGTCACCGAGGGACAGGACATTACAAGCTGGTCTGCGCTTTCCCCCGGTACCGCGATAACCCTGACCGGGTCGCCGGCGACAATCACGGTAGTCGAGGCTGACGCGGCAGGCAAGGCTGTTAAGGCTGGCAGCGTTACGGCAGTGTACGGGTCGTAAAGTGACATTTTCTGCTTGACTTTATCCTCCGGGTGTGATATAATGTAGAAAAATCACATCTGGAGGGTTAATGTCATGTTTACCATTTTATCAGTTGCAGCAACATCAGCAAACTCCAATCACAATAATTCGAACTCCTTGTGGGTTATCCTTATGGTTGTTGCAGTGATAGTAATCGCTGCTGTTATTCTTTGTTTCAAAAATATCAAGTCTAAACAGGGACAGATAGAAGATGAAAAATTCTATCTCCGCGAAATACGCAACTATGTGAGAATCATTGCAATAATCATCATCGCATGGGTGATAATATCAATAATCTCTTGGATACTTGCGCTTATGTAATCATAATTTAAACACTCCACTTAATTGCTGGGGTGTTTATTTTATCATTTTCAGGAGGAACTTTTATGAACACAATGAAATACACCGTGACCCCCGAATCCCCGGTTGATATCGAAATATCCGCCAACGGCGAAACACATCACATCAGCTTCTACCCGACAGACCTTGCTGTTCGTGAACGGTTCTACCAGACCTACGAAAATCTGAAGAACTACAAGCCCAGAGGATTTAAGGTCGTTGTTGATAAGAACGGCGTTTCGAACGCCGAACTGGAGAACGCAAAGGAGCTGCGCCGCTTTGCCGAGTTCCTCGGCGAGCAGGTAGATGGAATCTACGGCGAGGGAACAGCGAAGATCCTCACAGGCGGGCGCTGCGAGCCTTCGGAGCTTATCCGTTTCATCTGCGAAACTGCAAAGTACTTCACCCAGACCTCCGACCAGCTTATCAGGCACTACACCGAAGCGGTTCAGGGCGGTGTGATGAAGTGAATTACCTGCTTGAACAAATGCCGCAGGCTGTCCTGATCGACGGCGAAGCGGTACCTATAAATACAGATTTCCGGGTATGCCTGCGAATAATTCAGGCACTGGAGGACGAGCGGCTCATGGAACATGAAAAGCTGACTGTGCTTATTACGCTCCTCTATCCGGATCCGCCGAAAAATACAGCCCTTGCAATTGAGCAGGGGCTGAAATTTTTAAATCTCGGCGAATCTGTTGACGGCGGCAAGGCTCGTCAGCAGATAGTTTACAATCTTAATAAGGATTCAGCTTATATTTACACGGCGTTTAAAAGCACTTTCAACATAGATTTAAACACCGTTGAAAATCTTCATTACTGGAAGTTCCGCAGTCTTTTTGCCGACCTCGGCAGGGACTGCTTTTTTAATACACTCATAAGTCTGCGTTCACGGCAGCGTTCCGGGAAACTTTCGGACAGCGAAAAGGAATTCGTCCGGAAGAACCCGGAGATTATGTCCCTGACTGAGCATAAGCACAGCAGCGCCGTGCAGGACTTTATCTCGAAGATAGGAAGGAGAGGATAGCATGTCACAGGCTGACGGATATGTCCGTATCGTCACGCAGAACGATGTTTCTGAAGCGCAGCGCTCCACGGAGCAGCTCGGAGATACGATTCAGGAAGCGCTGGATACAACTCCTGCAGACAACATGACCAATGCCATGGGAAGTCTTGAGGACGGCATTTCCGACACAGGAGATGCGGCGCTCAAGACAGGCGACATAATCAAGGCTAATCTGGTCTCGGAAGCTGTTACGCAGGGAATACAGAAGCTAGGTTCGGCGTTAAAGGCTGCTGCCAGCAATGCAGTTTCAATGGCTATGAGCAATGAAACTGCATTTGCAAAAGCAAGTACATTACTGAGCGGGGACGATTTAACTAAATACTTTGAGGGACTTATAGAAATGTCCAATCGCACCGGAGTTGCCTTTACAGATCTTGCAGAATCAATGTATTCTGCTTTATCAGCAGGCGTTCCGCAGGACAACGTCCTTGAATTCGTTGAAAATACCGTAAATCTTTCAAAAGGCGGATTTACCCAGACTGCTACTGCTATAGATATCGTCACAACTGCGTTAAACGCTTATCAGATGGAGATGTCAGAAGCTACTCATGTTCAGGATGTTCTCATCACGACGCAAAATCTCGGTAAAACCACCGTCGATGAACTTGCTTCAAATATGGGTAAGCTGATCCCGACTGCAAACGGCGTTAACGTTGCGTTCGACCAACTCGGCGCTATGTATGCAACCGTTACGGCAAACGGCGTTGCAACTGCCGAAACCACGACTTACCTCAATGCCATGATAAATGAGCTTGGAGCTTCCGGATCGACCGCCGAAAAAGCAATGCAGGCTGCTACTGCCGGAACCGATATGGCTGGCAAAAAAATCTCCGAGATCTCGGCGATGGGATATGACGTTACTGATGTTCTCAAACTCATGGATGAATATGCTCAGTCTACCGGAAAATCTCTGTCGGATATGTTTTCCTCTTCCGAGGGTGCAAAAGCGGCAAACATTCTGCTTTCCAATGCAGAATCATTCAAGAGCAACATCACCGCCATGATAGATTCCACTGGAGCTGCTGCTACTGCTGCGGAAACTATGATGGATACAACCGCAGAAAAGACACAGGTTGCTAAGAACCAGATAGACAATCTGACGAGCGCAATTGCAGAGCAGCTTCTTCCGGCTATAGGCGAAACCGCGCAAAGTGTTTCAGATGCATTGGATTCGAGTGGAATAAAGACTGTTGCCGAAACAGTCGGTAGCTTTATTTCTGGAACGCTGACGTTGCTGCTCAAAAACATCAACCTTATAGCCTCGGCAGTCACCGGTGTTACCGCTGCGGTTATTGCTTTCAAGACCGCGAATGTGCTGACAAAAGTGATTGCAAGCTGGCAGACCGCCGCTTTACAGGTCACTCTGCTCGGAAATGCACAGGGAGCGGCTGCAATCAAGAGCGCTGCGCTGAAAGGCGAGCTTACGGCGCAGGAGATAGTCTACGCCGTACTTAGTGGCAAACTTGATGTTGCCACAGCAAAGCAGATTGCCCTCAATACAGCTATGAATATGAACCCCGCAGGTATTATTGCCGTTGCGGTAGGGTTGCTTGCAACTGCCCTTACAGGTTTCGCAATCAGCGCCGGAACAGCGGAATCCGCAGCCAAAGAGCTGAATGACGCTATTGACCAGATGCATGATTCTGTTGAAAGCTCTATCGCCGACAACGAAGCCGAAATGTCAGTGCTGAAGGATAAGGTCAAGAGATACGACGAACTCCGCACTGCCGTAAGTCTGACTTCCGACGAGCAGAAGGAACTCTCAACTCTGGCACAGGAGCTTCAGAGCGTTCTCGGCGATGAGGTCACTGTTGTAGACCAGCTCACAGGGAAGTACAATGACCTTACTGACGCAGTCGATACTTATATTAATAAGAAAACCGCTTCTGTAAAGCTGACGGCATACGAGGAAGCGGCGAAAGAAGCGTATAACATTAAGCGTACAGCCGAGGAGACTATTTCAGATTTCAGGAGCTTATACGAAAACGGCGATATCTGGAAAATGTCATTGTGGAATCAGAAAAAATGGGGAGACGATGTACAAGCAGCCCAGAAAGCCATAGAAGAAGCCGATAAAACAATAGCGGAATGGCAGAGCCTTGCGTCAGAATCCTACAAGGACGGCATTACTGCTTCCGGGACAAAGACCCCTGCCGCCACGAGCGACAAACAAGCACAACCAGACAACAGTCTCCCTGATTACTGGAAACAGAAAAGCGAGGATTTCAAGTACTGGAAGGAATCCTACAAATACGACTACGATATGGGGCGCATATCCGCCGAGGAGTATTACACTACCCTTGCATCGCTCCGCGATGAGTTCCTTGAGAACGAATCGGACGAATGGCGCTCGGTCAACGTCGAAATAAAGAAGTACTACGACAGCTTATCCGAGGAGCAAAAAAAGGCATACGAAAAGCGCCTTGAGGAGCAGAAAAAAGCAGACGAGGAAGCCAAAAAAGCCGCGGAACAGGCAGCCGCCGAAGCCATTACCGCCCGGAAAGCGGCATACTCCGAAGAAAAATCCCAGCTTGAATTTAAGCTGAAAACCAACCAGATCACGGAGAAAAAATACTATTCCGAGCTTGCAAAACTCCGGGACAAGTACCTCGACAAAAACTCCGCCGAATGGCGCAGCGCTTTCCTCGAGACCTACGAGTATAATCAGAAGATAGTTCAGGCGAACAAGGACGCTCTGGAGCAGCTTCTGAACGATACCAGTGACACTACCCTGTCCGCGCTGGAGAAGATAGTTTCCGCCCGGGACAGCCTGACGGCTAAGCTTACGGACTTCAACAAAACGTTCGAAAAAGTCACCGAAACCATTCCGGAAACGGTGGCGGTCAAGGGTGATTTCACTATCACCACTGCCGAGCATGATGTCGAGACCTACAAAATGGGCGCTGACAGCATTGAGGATAACATCAAGGTTCTTGAGGAATACGGCGCAATGCTGGACGCTCTCAAGGCGCGAGGCGCTGATGAAAGCACGCTCAGCTCCATACTGAACATGGATATTGAGGAAGGCATGGAGTTCGGCTCTAAGCTGCTCAATATGTCGGATCAGGCATGGAACAGCTATTTCGACAGCCTTGAGCGGCTCCACAAGACAGCCGCAGAAATATCCGCGAAATACTATCAGGACGAGGTCAACAGCCTCAAGGAGAACTTTGTGGACAAGCTCCGCAGCGCGTTTGACGGCATGACCAGCGACATGTATCAGGTCGGATTCGACACCGCAAAAGCGTTCGTCGAGGGCTGGAACAAGCAGCTCGGAACCGAGGATCTAACCCTCGGCGATATCGCTGCCGCGGTGAGCGGCGGAACGCTGTCCACTGCTCCTGTCGCCGCCCAGAGCATGAGCGCAGCCGGAACTGTGCTGAGCGGCGCGACAAAGCTGATGTCCCAGATCGTAAACGTCCCGGTTTATATCGGTACGCAGAAGCTTGCGGACGTCATGGTAGATGTCACGAATGGCAAGATAATTCAAACCGGCAAAAATGTGCTTATGACTTGAGAGGTGATGTTTTATGATGTGGTGGAACGGAGAACCGCTGCCGACACCATCCCCGGGGATATCCTTTGAGGAGCGTATCGTTGAGGGAACCAACAGCGGACAGACCCTCGGCGGTTCCTACTCCAAGAAGATAATCGCCCGGAAAGAGGACGTCCGTGTAACGTGGGAGGGGCTGACCGCCGAGGAAAGCGCCGCAATCGGCAAAATCGACGCCAGCACTTACGGAAAGCTGACGTACTACAGCCCGTCGAAAGGCAAATTTCTGACGAAAACAATGCATGTCGAAAGCCATACGCAGGACATCAACGAAGCGGATATCCAGCTTGGGAAGTTCCATGGAGATATCAGCGTAACTGTGCAGTTCCGCGAAAAGTAAGGAGGCTTAAAGGTGTTTTTAATTACCTTTTCAAAAGCCGGTCAGGAGGATATCGTTCTGACCGAGGACGACCTGTTCGACTTTCAGTACGAAGCGAGCTGCTACTCTGGCGAGAGCTTCGAGCTTGGCGGCGTGAATGCGAAAACGCTGTACCTGCTCATTGATAACAATACGCAGCGTTTCTCCCGGGGCACATTCGCGAACTGCCGCGTAAAGCTTGAGATAGACGGGAAATTTTTCGGCTACTACAATACGGAGCTTCCGAAGCGCCGGAACGGCGTGATAGAACTTACCGCATACGACGATATGGTGAAGCTGGGCACCGAGTTCCCGACCGATTACACGTTTCCGCAGACGTTCTGGGCGGTGTATGCTCAGTGCGTATTTGAAGCCGGGCTTGCTTCCGAGGTATCATTTGATAACGTCGTACTGAACGGTGTGTGGGACAACGGTATTATTTCCGCGGATTACACTCAGTACATCTACGCAAATTCCTGCCGCAACCTTGTGGCAGGAATGGCGGAATGGAACGGCGGGTTTGCGTATATCAACGACGACAACAAGCTCCAGATCGACAAGTTTTCCAAGACAGTCACCCGGGAATACAGTTCCGGCGACCTTATGGAGCTTGATTACAGCGATGAAACTGTCGTATTCTCAAAGGTGAAAACTTCGCAGAAAAACAAGACTTATGAGATGGGAACCGATGCCGGGTACACGCTTGTGCTCAAAAATCAGTACATAAGCTACGGTCTGGACGATACCATGTTTGAAACGTATCTGACGAAGATTTCCGAGTATTACACCGGATTCGAGCTGACGCCGATGTCGTTCACGCTTGCAGAGCCTGACTTCGACCTGCATGTCGGCGACCGTATTCAGGTCTACGATGAGGAAGAGCAGGTTGCCATTACCGGCAATGTTTCCAAGATAGCGATATCCGGGAACTGCTCCATGACCGTCACCTGCGGCGGGTTTGAGAATGTGTCCAGTTCAAGCGGCTTTACGCCTACTTCCTATAGTCAGATTCAGCAGAGCAAGCAGGAGGCAAAAGGCGATGGCACTGCCGAAAAACTCCAGACAACAGGGTCAAAGTACTGGGCTGTCACAGACGATAGTGGAGTATCCTTCGGCGCTGATGATTCCGGCAAGATAGCCTTCCTGACTAAGCAGGGCACTGGGACAGGGTTTCGGCTGGGTGCGTATGGGAACACCGGCATAGAGTTTGAAGGCTCTGGGCACGGCGCAATAAAACTGTACGACAATTGTGGCGGCACATGTAGTTTGGTTGTAGACAATTGTGCGGAATATCCTATATTCATATGCACGTCAGACGATTCAGGACAGATCGACCACACTTCGCTTCAGGTTTACAATGGCGGCAAGCTCAAGGTATACCCTGACAGCCTGGCCATTCAGACAGAATCACGAACCACCCTGACGCTGAAAATCACCAGCGATGGGTGGAGCTTAGGCATGACGGGCAAAAAGCTTGAAGCAAAGTCAGACGGTTTGTATTTCAACGGCAAAAAGGTACTTTTGGAGGGATAAATCATGACATCAAAAACAATCGTCTTCACCGGCGAGGAAATCAGGGCAGATTACAGCGGCGGGACGAACGCCTGGCTCAGGAACGACGGCACTGCAACGGTGTACGCGTCCACTGCTCCCGCCGTAACGCCCGGAGCTGACGGAGTAGTCAGCATTCCGGCGGGACAGGCTGCGGCGATTTACGGAGCCTGCGGAGCGGTGTATCTGCTTGGCACGGGTTCAGTGATGCTCGTCGGGAGCGATTACACAGCATGCCCTTTTAAGACGTCAGCACAGGGCGGCTCGGGTGCTGACGATGTAGCAAGAGCCGCCATTGAGGCTCATGCGGCTGACGCGGATATCCACGTTACAGCCGATGAGAAGGCATACTGGAATACGCTGAGCGGCAAGAACGAGCTTGACAATCCGGATTTTCGGGTAAATCAGCGAGGACAGAACGAGTATTCCACCGGCTACACCGTGGACAGGTGGTATATCTCCACTGATAAGTGCAAAGCTGCTCCGGAAACCAACGGAATCCGCCTGACTGCTACAGCAACGCTGACTTCAAATACCCATGCGTTCTGGCAAAACATTGAATTCCCGCTGGCTCCCGGAAAGTACACGCTATCTCTCAAGGCAGCGGACGTCACCGGAGTATGGGCCGCGCGTATCCGCACTGTGACCGCAGCCGGGGACTACGTTGACAGCTACTATACTCCCAGGCTTCAGGCTGGCATAAACAGTGTGACGGTAGATCTTTCTGACAGCGAGTACATATCAGCGGTATCCATCGGGTTCAACAAGGGCAACGAAGCCGGGAACTCCCTGAAGCTCGCATGGGCGAAGCTGGAGGGCGGTTCACTGGCGACGCCGTTCGTTCCGCCCGACTACGCTGCGGAGCTTGCGAAGTGCCAGAGATTCTACCAGGTCAGAACCACAAACGACATCGACCCGCTCGACCTGCGCCCCAGCATGAGAACCATAACGGACATCAAGGCAGTAGAAGGAGGATACGCATATGTCGCAGAATTATGATGAAATCATCGAACCGCGCGAAAATGACGAGCAGCGTGCTGCCCGGGAAAGCCGGCTCAGAGCAGCCGAGATATCCCGCAGATTCGCGGAGATTGACCGGGAGCGTATACGTCCGCTTGCGGCAATAGTCGCAGGCGTCGGCACTGACGAGGACAAGAGCAGGCTCAAGGCGCTTGAGGAAGAAGCGGCACAGCTCCGTGCGGTGCTCGCAGATATGGAGGATAAAGATGAAAATAATTGATAAGCTCATTCCTATTAATAAGTATAACCGCCCAGGAAGCAAGTCAACTCCGAAGCGCATATGTGTGCATTATACCGGACAGGCTGGAACTGATGCGGACAGGTTGGCGCTGTTTTATTCGAATGTCGCAACGGGAAGATTTCCTAATAAGCCGAACAACTGGACGAGCACGCAGTACATAGTCGGACTGAACGGCAAGGTAATCCGTGTTGTTCCCGATAACGAGACAGCCTATGCCGCAAGTGGCAAAAACGCCGGAACGCTGCATATCGAGGTCTGCTATTCAAAGGCAAGCGGAGAATTTGAAACAGCGTCTATGTCGGCTCTGCGCGAACTGGTACAGTACCTTATGAAGAAGTACAATATCTCGGCTGGAAATGTCCTGCGGCACTATGACCTGACAGGTAAATACTGCCCGTGGTACTATGTTGATGAGAACCGCTGGGCTGTTCTGCATGAATATATAACGTCCGCTGCTGTCGATCAGAAGAATCTGTACCGTGTTCAGGTCGGAGCGTTCAGCAGCAGGGAGAATGCCGAGCAGTATATGAATAAGGTAAAAGCCGCAGGGTTCGGCGCTTTTATTGTGGAGGTGGATAATAATGCTTAACAAGCTGGCTAAGCTTATAAACGTTAAATCTATCGTTACGCTGGTACTTACCGGCGTATTTTCTTACCTTGCTATCACTGGTAAAATCGCGGTAGACAACTTCACGGACATGTTCCAGATCATCATGATCTTCTACTTCGGAACGCAGTCTGGAAAGGCTGAGGCTTCCGCTTCGAAGTCAGAGTGATTTGACCGCCGTTTTGTGCACATCTAACAAAAATATAAAACGGCTCTGAATAAGTGCTGCTTTCTGCATTCTTTTCAAGCCGTTTTGCTGATTTTCTTTTCTAAAATGGCATTATAAAGCCGTTTAAATATGTTTTAAATCCGCCAGGAAGTTTTTTCTCTGGCGGATTTTTTGTATTTTGCTTGTCAGTTTTTTGCGTTTTGCGTGGCAGACTACAGGTACGCCGCCGATATACTCAAAGATACGGCGCATACCGATCAGCAGGCATTCCTGATTCTGTGATGGGAACACCTATGCATAGGCTTTATCCGAATACGGGAACGACATGACAAGCTCATACGCCTTGTGTTCGTTTCCATCAGCATCACAGCGCAGAAATTCTCCAAAGTCAACCTGAGCATGAGCCATGGGGTGTGCAAGCGGCAAGCAGCCTACGAGTCCCTGGCGCAATACGAAACGCTTTTTGCGGACGTATCGTTTCACGCTGCTGTATCCGCCCGTGTAACCGGCTTCCGCACTAAGTCGGTCATATATTCTCTTGGCGGTATGCCGCTGCTTTCTTGGGGCTGTGGCATCACCTTCGAGCCATTCATTGATGAGGGGGATATACTCACCGAGCACCGGATAGTTATCCGGTTCCATGTTCGGGAGCTTATCGTCATTCCAATCTTCCATGTCAGCGTATTTGCAGACTGTACGGTAGTTGACCTTTGTCCTTCGCTGGATCTCGCTCTTGCTTACGCCGTCTTCGTACAACTGCTTGATGTACATCTTTTCTGCCATACTTATCACCTTTCCGCTACCTCCTTTAGCCAAGGGGCTTTGCCTCTCAGCTAAAATTGTAGCATTTTATTCAGGTGCTGACAACGGCTCGGCGGTGTCTGTTCACCTATGCACTTTTGGAGCCCTTTTTCTGCATTTCTATTTTATCATAAACAGCACGCTGCTGATAACTCCAGAAAAGGTAATCGTGACAACTCCGGGCGCAGACAACAAAAAGGTCCTGGCTTGAAATTTCATATGTGAAGATTGCTGATCATGGAACAATGACTGAAAATTCCATGTCAAGCATATCCTCATATCTCTCGACAGCAAACGGATCCGGCTCAAACGGCAGCACCAGCACCTCGTTCAGATTGAGCATAAGGAACTCCTTGTTCTTCTCAACTGCCGCCTTGTCGGAGAAATTCACTGCCACAGTGTAGTTTACGCTGTTCTGCGGCTGCTGAGCCATGTATATCATCGGGAGTTCGTTCCATGACGTACCGCCGATAAGGAATACCTTATCGAACGAATCTAGCTTCAGCTCGGAAGTGGGCAGACTGCCGTAGTCGTAAATCTGGACGTTGTACTGCTTCTCCGGCTCGGTCAGGGCGGAGCAGATATCAATGCCGTTTATTGTGTAGATACCGTTCTGCTCGGTGCCGCCATAATACTCGCTCATCATTTCGAGCTGCGGAAATCCGCGCTTGTTGGCGCAGACCACAAGGCTCTCTCCGTCACGGCTCTTGAAATATGCCGCAAGCCGCAATGCAAAGGTCGTTGTGCCTATTCTGCCCTGCGCTCCCACGACAGCTATGCTGATATTCGACTGGGAGTAGCGGGGCTTTTCTTTTTCCTTTTCGGCAATTCTGGCAGCTTCACGGGCTTCTGCAAATGCGTCAAACGACTTGTCGAAGCGCCGCCATTTCTTCTGGGAAAGCCCCTCCGTAATGCACTCTTTCAGGTCCTGCGTCATCATGGATATGTTGGTTTTCTCGTCAACATCGGGGTAATTCGCAACGATATTCGTTATGCCGTTATGCACCAGCTTGTCCAGAATTTCATCACCGGGATAGCAGTTATCGGCGTAAATAACGATGTTTGCGTCGGATTTCTGATAGTATATTCCGGCGCAGGGGTTCACGAATTCATCGCCCTGTTCCTTGAATGCGGACAGGTCAAAGATGAAATGCGACTGATAGAGATACGTCTTTAAGTCGCGCTTAAGAAATACAGCAAGCGACCAGTCCTCGCCGATTATTTCCCGTGGAACTGCTCCCAGTTCGGAGCATATTCTGCGGAGGATTCCGGCGTTTTCTTTTCTGGAAATGAGTAATGGGTTAAGCATGGTTGAGTTCCTTTCTGGTGGTTATTTGCTTTTCAGCGTGGATTGATTGACTTTTTTGGCTGTTTGTGGTATAATAATCTTATCGATATATCGGAATTGGGAGATGAAATATGAAATATAAAAACGTATATTTTATAAACGGAACGGCATATGCGGGCAAATCAACTATGGTAAAAATGCTGTCTGAAAAATATCATGGAATTGCATGCGAAGAAAACTATCATGATGTACTGATTTCAAATCTGGATAGCAATCAGTACCCGGGCTTGACATATACAAGAGATTTGAAAGACTGGGCAGATTTTGTCAGAAGAACGCCGGATGAATATGAGGCATGGATTGAAGAAACTACAAAAGAGTGCGCTGTTTTAGAGCTGCAAATTCTTGATAAGTTATCCAAACAAGGAAAAATGATATTTGTGGATACAAATATCCCAACAGATGTTTTATCCGAAATATCAGATAAAGACCATGTTTTAATTATGTTAGCTGATCCAGAAATATCTGTTAATCGTTTTTTTGAACGCCCAGATAAGGAGAAACAGTTTTTGTATCAAATATTGCTGCGTGAGGAAAAACCTGATGAAGCAATAGAAAATTTCAGAGAATGCTTAATGCGTGTTAATTCAAGGGAGAAATATGAACATTTTTTGAATTGCGGTTTTAATGTAATTAAAAGAGATGATGATAGAACAAAAGAGGAAACCTTGTTATTGGTGGAAAAAACATTTAAATTGTAGTTTATCGCTCCTTACCAACCGCATGAATCGTCCCAAACAGCTCCTCGCTCATACCCGTGCGGAACCCCTTGAACCAAAGCCGCGGATTAGCCGCAGCACCGATATCCTTTGCGCTTGGACCGCAGTAGTAATGCGTACCCTGCGGCGGTTCGGGTCGAGAAACCTCCCCGGACATGAAGTAGGTCTTAACGCCGACGTGCGGAACACACTCGTCACGGTTCAGACTGTGCCGCCAAAGCCCGGAATCGTACCGGCCGCTGTAATATCCTTCATGGGAGTACCCCACGATGATATCCCCGAAATCAAGCGAACTGCCGATATCAGCGTCCTCAAACTCCACCTCGCTGAGGCAGGTGAACTCCAGAAAAAGCGTTATCGTTCCAGCGTTCGAAACGCCGTCAATTGACGGGAACGGAAATCCGTAGTCCGCTTCAAACTGGTCTGTGTCGATGATGTACGCCAGCGTGACGGCGCTCCGGTTAAACACTTTGGAATTGGCGTCGTTTGCGATATCCAGCTCGTCCATGTTCCAGACATCATAAACATAGATATCCTGAATACAATCGCCCCCGCCCCCCCCCGTCCCCCCCGTCGCGCGGTCCC